AAAAGATCGCAGATGGGCTCGCGAGTAAGCGGCTGTGGCGCGAGGCGAATCGGTTCCGGCAAATGATGATGGACTCCAGAAAGGCGGTCTCAAGATGAGTAATTGCGGCATGGAAATGCCTCGCTATAAGTGCCACAAAGAAGTGTGGGCGTTAAAGATCGCACAGGTGATTCGTGTCCAGTTCCGGCAAATGATGATGGACTCCAGAAAGGCGGTCTCAAGATGCTGTGTGATCGTTCCTGAGGACCAACGCTATGCTCGGTTTTGCGTGGACCGCGCCTACGTGGAAAAACACAAGCCGGAAGCTGGCGGCTATTATGTTGTGTACGACGACGGCTACAAATCCTTCTCTCCCGCTGCCGCGTTTGAAGAGGGTTATACCAGGCTGTGAAGGTCTTCATTCAGCGCCACGCGGAAGCCGAGTGGGGCGAGCAGATGGACCCAACCCGCCATCTGACGGACACCGGCAAGAAGCAAGCGAAGATGATGGGCAAGTGGCTCGCTCGCCAGGCCGATGCTCCGACGCTCATCCTGCAATCGAACTTTCACCGCTCCCAGGCGACCGCAAAGCGCATGGGGAAAAAGCTCGATGCTCCGATCATCACCACCGGCAGGCTGGACCCGGAAGTCTCACCGGAGCAGGCGTGGCGGGAAATCAAGAAGCTTGCGATCAAGAACAAAGCAACCTCCGTGCTCGCGATCACGCACGGGCCGCTTGTCGAGCGACTCCTCGCGATGCTGATCGGCGCGCCGTCGATTGCGCAACTCCACTTTGCGCACGCTGCGATCGCGCACTTCGACACGGTGGCGCCGATGCACGAGGCGGCCGGCGACTACACCTATGACGAGCAGGAAGTAAAACGCCTCATCCTTGGCGACGGCGGTGCATCCGGCAATTGCGACTATTGTGAGGACGCAGCGGATCGCGGATGGATCGATATGGACGATGTGTTCGAAGGTCCAGACGGCGACGTCGACGAGCCGCCCATCCATCCTCACTGCACGTGCGAAGTGGAACAAAAGACCCGGAGGGTCCGCGTCTACGAATCAGGGCGGCGCGAGAGCGTCATGGAAGACGGGCCGTTCGCATACCTGCATTGGCTGGTGACGCCGAACACGGTCGCGCGAGACGAGGACGAAATGGATGCTGTCAGCGAAGCAGCTTTGGCTGTAGCGGATTCGCTGCTGGAATCGTATTCAGAGGAAACGTCGTCAGAAGCGTTTTCCGAATAGCTGAGGCCGCCGCGAAGCCGGTAACGGACTTCTCTCCGTAGAGCTTTTCGAGCAGCAGCACGCAGCGTGTGACGCCTTCTGCGATGCCTTCCTGGAGAGCCGCGCGCTCGCGCTTCGGACGCACCGTCGCACGATAGCGGCGGTAGTATTCGGGCGGCATTCCTGGCATCGAAAGAATCCAGCATATCAATTTTCTTGCGCAAGGTTTCTTTGTGAGTTAAACGAAACGCTTTATCGTTGCTTCCAATGGCCGTTCAGCACAGCGACGTCAAAGCGCGGCTTAGTGACATCATCAACGACCACTCAAGCGCCAAGGTCAAAGCCGGAAAGTACCAGCACTCGGGCGACTCCTACGTCGACCACGACGGAGACGGAACCGAAGGAAACGTAACGTACTACTGCAAGGGCGACTTGCGGCAGGCACCGTACGAGCTGGGTTCCACCAAGGGCGGCAACATCGCGGGCTCCGTCGACTTCGACAACTCAAAGAACGTCGTTCCGGTTACGACCTACACGCCCGAAGCCGAGGACAGCGAAAACTATGCCGAGTCGCTTCTCATCGGAGCCACCGACCGCTGGGCGCTCGTCAAGGGCGAACTCTACACTGCGATTCCCGAATATCACGAGCGGTTCATTTCAAAGAAAAGCCGTGACAATGCGGACTCGGGTTCGTTCGCGGGCAAGGGAAAGTCGTTCCCGATCCTCAAATCGGAAGACGTAAGCGCGGCGCTGCATTCCATCGGGCGAGCTGGCGCGGGGAATTATTCCGGCGATACCATCCGCGCCAACATCAAGCGGATTGCGAAGGCGAAGGGATTCGCTCTGCCGGATTCGCTGAAGGACGCTTCCGATAAAGAGGCGTGGTCGACATGGAAGCCCGAGGGCGTGCTGCTGCTCGAATCGTGCGCGACCTTCTGCGAAGCTCCGCGGTTGCAGGAAGCTGCGACCTCGACGTTTCCGATTAAGCTGATGTCGCCGGGCCGCGGATCCAGCGGCTACTATCCGCCCGAGACGCTGAAGAAAGCTTCCGAGAATAACGTGTTCAAGGCCGGAACGCAAATGTTCTGGAATCACGACACGGACGCCGAAGAGTCGGCGCGGCCGGAAGGCGATCTCAACCGCCTGGCTGCCGTCACCACGACGGACGCCAAGTACAACGAGAACGGCCACGATGGGCCAGGCTTGTACGCTCACGCGAAGGTGTTCGCGGACTACGCCGACAAGGTCAAGGAAATGGGCCCGCACATCGGGCTGAGCATCCGCGCAGGCGGCGACCGAGACGAAGCAGCCAAAGGACCGGACGGGAAACCACGAGTCATCACCGCTCTCAGGAACGCCGCCTCCGTGGACTTTGTAACCAAAGCCGGACGCGATGGAAAGATTTTTACCGAGTCAGCGACTCGCGAAGGAGAAGACATGGACAAGAACGAAGTGCAGGCTTTAATCCGTGAGTCGCTCGCGCCGATCCAGGCCGAGAACAAGGCGCTCAAGGAAATGCTGGCGGCAACCCGAGGGCCCGCGCTCATCGGCAAGCATCTGGACGGTATCCGGCTGCCGGAACCCGTCAAGCAGAAAATCACCGAGGCGCTCGCTTACTCGATCCCGATGACCGAAGCGGGCATCGTCGACGACGCCAAACTGAAAACGCTGGTGGAGGCGAAGGCCAAAGAGTGGGCCGAACTGCTTCCGGCGCTGGGCTTCAATCAGAACCCGGCCGCGCTCGGAACTCGCATCGAGGAGAAAGAACTCCTGACGATGGCCGAAGGGCTCGACTCGCAGCGCGAGGAAGTCTTCGAGGGTCTGGCGAACATCTTCGTCGGCGCGAAGATTCGCAAGGGTTCGCAGGATGAGGAAGCGCGGCAGCTTCGCAAGGAAGCGCGCAGGGCGTTCAAAGAAGGGAGGGCCGCGTAATGGCAGCCAACAAACTAGCGGAACGTTACGCGACGTTCTCGCTCCTGATGCCGGTGGTCGCCAGCGTTCCGGTGAACATCGCCAGCGGTCAGCCTTTGCTGTTGGGCGACGGCACGCACGTTGCGGCGGGAGTCGCGACCGAAGCCGAGAACTCGACCAACCCGACGTACGACAACAATTCCGGCTATCTGACGGTCGACTTCGAAGGCGTTTACGCGCTGACGGTGGTCGCCGAGACGCTGGGCTCGGCTTCGGCGGGCGCGGCGATCAACACCGGCGATGCGATTTATGCGTCGGGCGGAACGTACGACAAGACGTCCGGCATCACGTACGGCTTCACGCTGTGCAAGGACACGAACGGAACGTTCTTCGGCTTGGCGCTGCAACCGCTGGCGGCGGGAACGACCGCAACCATCGCGGTGCTTTTGAAGAACGCGGCATAAAAGGAGCCACCCATGATTAAATTTGTCGAAGCAGTCAAAAACTACGGCGATTTGCCGATGCGTGGCTACGAAGTCTCTTACGGCGGCGCGCGGGAGGGACTCGACAACACCCGCGCAGTCGACCTGATGGCGTTCGGCGAAGGCGGCGGCGCAACTCCGACCGTCACCGGCGAGCGCGGCGAAGTTTCCATCGCGGGATGGCGTCAGCAAGCCTCGGGACGTCGGCGTGTGACGTACGAACGCCGGCTGTTCGAAGCCTCGAAGCTCATCCTTCGCGGGCTGACGGGCTCGAAGCGCGATCGCCTGAACCTGCAGGAAGCTCTTTCGATCTCGGATTTCCCGCATCTGTTCGGCGACGTCATCGACCGCTCGGTGTTGGCGAACTATATCGAGACGCCGTACACCTGGAACATGGTCGCGAACGCGCAGGACGTGAACGACTTCCGTCCGGTGAAGCGGTTCCGTGTCGACGGCGGCACGGGCTTGCTGGGCAATACGCTGCTGAATCCGGTGCCGACGAATCCGGGGAACCAGACGGGAACCGGGCCGGGCTTCGATTCTAACGGAAACATGCTGCCGATCACGCAGGGCGGCCAATATCCCGAAGATTCGCTGACGGATGCGCAGTACACCTACCGCTTGCAGAAATACGGCAAGCGTATGCCGTTCTTCTGGGAGACGTTCATCGACGACGATTTGAACGCGATCAAGGATACGCCCGCGCGCTTCGGCCGCGGCGCCCGCCGTTCGGAAGAGTACTTCGTCACGAAGTTGTATGCGAACGCGGTTTCGGGCTCGACGCCGTTCTTCTCGAACACGAACAAGAACATCGTCAACACCACCAACTCGGGCGGCTACTTCACCGCGGTGAACCCGGCTCTGAGCCTCACCGGATTGCAGCAGGCCATCGTCGTGCTGATGAACCAGGTCGACACCACGGGTCAGCCGATCAGCGTGGAAGCAATGACGCTGGTAGTTCCTCCGTCGCTGAAGGCCATCGCGATGAACATCCTGAACACCGATTACGTGTGGATGGCGGATCAAGGCGGTACGACGATCAACAATACGGCTGCGAACGCCATCACCGTGGGGCAGCAGCTCCATGCTATGAACTGGGCGAAGAATATCGTCCGTTTGGCTGTCAATTATTACCTGCCGCTCACCGATACGACCACTGGTGGGACCGGCTGGTATCTGTTCTCGAATCCCGAGAGCGGCCGCCCGGCACTGGAGTTTGGCCGGCTGCGCGGACACACGATGCCCGAGTTGTACATGAAGCTGCCGAACTCGGTGGCGATCGGCGAAGGCACGATGGGACCGGGACCGGGCGTCATGCCGGGCACCACGAACATGAACCCGATGGAAGGCGACTTCGACACGGATTCCGTGAATTACAAAATCCGTCACGTCTTCGGTGGTGTGACCATCGATCCCATAATGGCCGTCTTCTCGAAGGGAACGGGTAACGCTTAAAATGCAAATCCATTCCATCGCGGACATCGCTGGAGATAGCGGGGCATAAAGGGAGGGGTGTTGCGCTGTGAGCTTCAGCTACGATCCCAGCACGCCGATCGGGATGGTTCGGCTGCTGGTGTTCGACACCAACGGGACGCCTCCATATCCCATCTGGCAGGACAACGAAATCCAGGCCGCGCTGAATCTGTTCAGTTCGACAAACATCATTGTCGGGCTCTCAGGGTTTCAGCCGGCCGTTCCGGTGGCTCAGCAGTTCAGCTACCGGCGAAGCGCGGCGCTGCTGCTCAGAGGGCTGGCGGCGAATCAGGGGCGGCTCGCAACGGTGGGCATCCTCGATGCCAAGCTCAACGGGCCCGCAGCGGCAAAGGCTCTGCAATCGATTGCCGACGATTACGTGACGTCGGAAGAGAACGACGGTTACTTCGCGGTGGCCGAGATGGTGCAAGACCCGTTCTCGATGAGAGAGCGGCTCTGGAAGATGCTGTACAGGAACTTCAATTCGTAATGGCGAACTTCAGCGCAGTCATGGACGTTCAGCAGGCCGCGACACAAACGCAGGTCTACTCCGGGCTGTATAACTCGCTCTGCACGATTCAGCAGCCGAGCGGAACGTTCACCACGGACGGGGCTCCAGATGGAAATTTCACCAACGTGGCAGGGCTGCTCAATATTCCTTGCATGGACGCTGTTCTGTCGGATGGCTCGATCACGGCGACCGAGGCGCGCGAGCTTGAGGAAATCCTGTCCAAGTCCTATCGGCATGTTTCCCTCAATGGCTACTATCCGACGCTTATTTCGGGAGCGGTGCTCATGGGCGGACCCGGAGGCGCGGCGCTCGGGTGGCAGGCCATCGTCGACGGCGTGACGTACAACCTGATCGGAGCCGAAGGCGATTCGCAGAACACGCAGACCCGGCTGAAGCTCCAGCTCGTCATCATCTCAGACCAGGGGGCGCAAGGATAATGCTGGCCGTTACCTCTCAATTCGCGCCACGCTCGAACATCGGGCAGTTCGCCAAGGTGGTGATGGGGCCGCGGTGCGCGGAAGCGACTCAAGCCTCCTGCGAGCTGGTTCAGACCATCGCAAAGGGTTACTGCCCGGTCGATACCGGCGCGCTTCAGGCGTCCATTGCCATCTCAGAGCCCGTCGAAGGCGATGCAACCGTGACGCAGAGCGTTGCGCCGGACATGCCGTACGCCTCCTATGTCGAGTATGGGACGGGGCGCCGCGGCGACCCGAGCGCGCCGTACGCGCACGTGGAGTCATGGCCGGGCCAAGAGGCTCAGCCGTACATGCGTCCTGCTTTGGACGAAGCCAGAGGCCAAGTGAAGGACGTGTTCCTCCAGAAGCTGGGGGGCCCGTGGAACTAAATGGATTCGCTCATCGTAGCCATTCGAACGGCGATGCAGAGCTACGCGCCTTTGACGGCGCTGCTCGGCTCGGGCGCGGCGATTCGCGTCAACACGCTGCAAATCATTCAGGGCGGCGCGTTTCCAGCGGTGGCGTTGCAACTCATCTCGAACCCGAGCGATTACACGGTCGCGTATCGCATGTCGACCTCGACGGCGCGTGTTCAGCACACGGTATTCGGAACCACGCCGGGCGGAAACAACGCCTGGGCCGTGATTCAGGCTCTTCGAACTTTTTACGATCAAGCAAACTTTATCGGGATTCCAAATCTCTCAACCTATCCGACGCGCATCGTCAACGTGACGGAGCTCGGGATTCCCGAAACGCAGCCGCAGACGTTTTTGATCCGGCTGGACGCAATGATTTTTTACAACGAACAGGAGATTTAACCCATGCCTGCTAGCACTTCGCCTCTCGGACCCGCAGTATCAATCGCAGGGCTACTCCTGCAAGTCGATAACGGCTCGTCGCCGGATGCTTTTCAGACCATCGCGAACGTGGACTCGATCACGTACCCGATGACTTGCGAGACGGTCGACGTCACCAACGTCGGCAACTTGTGGAAGGCCATGTTCCCGACGCTCCACAACATGGGGAAGATCGCGTTCAAGATCTTCTGGATTCCCGAGGAAGTGACGCACCGCAACTCACCCACCGCGGGCTCGACCGGAGCCGGGCTGATGTGGCTCTTCCTGAACGCGAACGCCGCGAATAATGCGGGCTTGCGGAACTGGCAGCTCGTCATCCCGGACGGGAACAATTCGATCATCGCCTTCGAAGCGTACGTGACCAGCTTCGCGATCGACATCAAGGTCGGGAACGTGTTCTCGGCGTCGATCGAGCTTACCAACAACGGCGTTGCACCCAGCTTGCCTTAGTACTGTAGTACTATAGCGCCATGAATGAAAACGGAACCGGGATCGAGTATCCCACTCTGAAACTTGGCGAGATAGTCTACACGCTGAAGTTTACGCGCGGGACGCTGCTTTTCCGGTTGAGCAAAGCCGGGGTGAAGCTGCCCGACCGCATGAATCCGGATCGGAGCGTGGCGGCCACAGTCGAAACGCTGGCGATGGTCATGCAGCCGCAGTTCGTCGGCACGCATGAAGAACTGACGGACCTGATCCTCGACGAAGACAAGATGCGCGAAGCGTCCATCGCTTTGAATATCGCGCTGGGAAAAGTTTTCCCGCCGACTCAGGTAGCGGCGGGGACGGCGGGCGAAATCAAGACGCCGCTTCAGTAGAGCAGGGCTGGCTTGAGTCGTGGGCGTCAGCCACATCGCCGGCGCCCTATGGCCTGGCGATGTCATCGGCTGAAAGCTGGGATCTGACGCCGCGCGAATTTAAGGAGCGGCAGAAGGTCCGAGAGAATTACGTCGCCATGCTCAAGGTCGAAATCCGCAATGCGCCGCACTTCCACCGGCAAGATAAGAAGCCGTGGAAGGTCGATGATTTCCTGACGCCTCAGAAGGTTACTGGAATCGACAAGTCAGCAACGCTCTTCGCTCAGGCTGAGCTCGGGCTCATTCAGAACAGGCCGGACCTGGTTCCGGACTGGGCCAAGGGACCGTATAAGCGGCGCGAAAAGGTGGTAGCCATTGGCTGATACCGGCGACAATCTGGGCGATCTCACAGTAAACGTCACCGGCGACTTTTCAGAGCTGCAAGACGCGATTGACCAGAGCGTAACTGTTGCGCAGTCTGGCTCCGAAGCCATCGCCTCAGCACTGCAAGGCGTCTCGGATGCATCCGGGCTAGCCGGGCGCGATCTCGAAATCTTCCAGCAAATTGTTCAGCAGGACACGGACGCGGGTATCGCGCTGAGTCAGTCGCTCGAAGATCTTTCCAATTCCGCCAGCCAGGTGGGCGACACAATCGCCGGCGGCGCCGCGGCGGCGCTCGAGCAACTTCAGGCAGCCGAAGAGGGCGCGGGGCAGGCGGCAGACGGAACGGCGATCGCATGGGACGATCTGGCGACCGCTGGCCAGTACGTTACCGACACTGCGACTGCCGCGGTGCCCGCGCTTGAGGATATAGCGACTTCCGAATCTGAAGTCGCGCAGGAGTCCGCCCAGGCCGAGAGTGGATTGCAGGGCATCGCGGAAGCGCTGGCTGGTCTGTATGTCTTCAACGAAATCAAAGAGGCGATCGAGGGCTTCGTAGAGTCGGCGTTAGAGGCGTACGGAGAAACGCAAAATCTCGTGACCTCCCTCGAACTTCTCGGATCGTCGGCCGAGGATGCCGAATCGACAATCGACAGTCTCAGCGACATGGCGCTAACGCTCGCGGTTCCTTTCGCAAGCTTGGAATCGGCAACGCAGCGGCTAACGCTGGCATTTCAGGGCGTCAAGGGCGTCGACATTTATGACGTGCTCACGGCGGCGGCCGACGCTTCCGCGCGCACAGAAAAGAGCTTCGACACCGTTTCGGCGGCGCTCCTGCGGATCATCACGACCGGACAAGTTACCGCGCGGCAACTGCAATCGCTGGGTGTGACCTGGCAGCAGCTCGCGGACACGGCCGGCCAGAGCATAGCTCAGACTCAGGCGTTGCTGAAAAAGGGCGGTCAAGACGCGATCCAGGACCTCAATCTCGTAACACAGACCATCGAGCAAACATCAGCCGGCGCGGCGCAAGCGATGGCGCAAAACGTCACGGGGCAGATGCAAACTCTGTCGAATCAGGTGCACCTGATGCTCGACAAGATCGGGCAGGATATCGCGCCCGTCGCCGTCGCGGTGATCCAGGCGATTAGCTCCATCGTCCAGGAAGTACGAACCTTGGCGACGGAGTTCCAGACACTTCCGCCTGTGATTCAAAATACGATCGTCACGGTCGCTGGACTGACGGTCGGAGCGGTGGCGCTCGGAGCGGCGGCTTCGGTTCTGGGATACGGGCTCAGGGGAGTAATCGAGCTAGTAGAAGGGCTCACTGCCGTTTTTGGACTCGGCGCGACGGCGGCCGGCGCGGAGGCAGGGGCGGAAACAGCAGTCGGGGTAGCCGCTGCCGCTGCCGCGCCCGAAGTGATGGCGCTCGCAGAAGCGGAAGGCGAAAGCGCGATCGCCGCACAAGCGAATGCCGAGGGCCTTGCAATACAGATGGGTCTTTTCGGCGAACAGACAGCTGTCGCAACGGCGGCGGGCGAGCAGATGGAACTGTTCGCGGGCGCCACGGCAACGAGCACGAAGGCGACGGGCCTATTTGGCGCGGGGCTCTTGGGCACGGTCGGGACGGCCGCCACGCTAGCGGCAGGCCTCATGGTGCTCTACAGCAACATCAAGGACATCCCCACGGTGGCAGGCAGCGCCGCGACCTCGTTTTCTGAGTTGAAGAACTGGCTCGGGCTGAGCTCCGATAGTCTTGCTGTGTTCGCCGGCGGCGTCGTCCCGGTAGAGGAGGATCTCAAGGGAGTCACGTCGGCAACGGACGACGCGAACTCTTCGATCAAGGGAAACAAGTCGGCAACGGACGACGCGAACTCTTCAGGCATCACGTGGAGCGGGACGCTATCCGCCGTTTGGGAAGGGCTGAAGGCCAGCTTGGGCCCGCTCGGGGCGCTGAACGCCACACTTACCAGCAGCGGCCCGCTGATCGACGAAGTCACCGGAGCTTTTAGGGACATGGACACGGCGGCAAAGAGCGCTGCGCAAAGCGGTTCAAGCCCTCGGGGACAAACAAGCGGCTATGTGGGCGAAAACGGCGTCGGCTGCGACTGTCACGACGCAGCAGGTCGTTCAGGGCGTGCAGCAGCAGATAATAGCGCTCGGGACACTGCAGGGCAACCTCACCAAAGCGCAGGCCGACCTCGCCGCGATGAAGAATTCCTATCAGACCGGAGTGATTCTCCCCGGTACGCAGATGGTCGCAACGCTGCAAAATGTGCAGTTTGCCGAACAGGCAGTCACGAAAGCGCAAAACGCCCTGAATACTGCGTTGGGCCTAACAGCCAAGGCAATGGGCGACACGACAAAGGCGACTCAACCGGCCGCCGACTCCATCCAGGCGCTCGGTGACGCGATTACAAAAGCGAACGACACCTTCGATAACGCAAATACCACCTACGCCAATATGCTTTCGGCGTATCAGCGGGGCGATACGACGCTGAACGGCGTGGCGCTTAACGCAAACACAATCACGACCGCCTACAATAATCTGGCGAATGCGTATCTCAAGGCTACCGGACAAGTGCTTCAGTGGACCGCTACCGCGCCTCAGGTCCAGCAAGCGGCGCAGACGGAAATAAATGCCTCAACGTCGCTCCAGAACAACCTCAACCAGCAGCTCGCGGCGTGGCAAAACCTTTCTAACGCCGGGCCTCAGTTCGCGATCGCGGGGAGTCTCGCATTTGAAAAGGTCCAATCGGCGGCAAAAGCCCTTGGTATTCAGGTCACCGAAACAGCAAACGGCCTGCAATTCACTTTAGCCGACGGCTCGAAGATCGCGGCAGACGCGGTTCAGCCGCTCATCGATAAGCTGAATACGCTTTACGGCGTCCAGGTTGAAACTGTCACGGTCAACGGGCAGGCCGTCCGCACGTTCCAATCTCTCGCTCAGACCTTGCAGGATGGCGAAACAGCGGTCGGGCAATTCGGGCAAACGGCCAACCTCTCAGCGAACGGCGTTTTAGTGCTCAAGGGCGCATCCGATTCAGCCGGGCAGTCCTTTGATGCGACTCAAACGAAGATCATTAACTTCAATGGCACCGTTGCATCCCTGACTGGAACGGTTGTCGATAATTCGCACACCATAACCGATGCGACAAACGGCGCGGTTCAGTACACGCAGTCGATGCAGGATGCGGCAGACGGTGTCGACAACTTTACAGTCATCGAAAACGATCTGACGCAATCCGCGACGGACGCAACCGGCGCGACGAACGAGGAAGCCGACAAGATCCTGGATCTGGCTAAAGCGGCCGACGATGCGGCCGATGCGGTAGACAATCTAAACAGCGCCACGTCGAAGAGCGGAAAGGGCGGTGCGGGCGGCGGCACGAGCCTTTCGGGACTGCTCGAAGGCGCCATCGCTGCATCGCAGGGCGGCGGAACTTCCGAAACTGTAGGCTCAGACTTTAACCAGAGCCAAGTAGACGAGATGGCGCAAGAACTAGCCGATGCGAGCGGGCAAGTGGTTACAACGCTCGATGGTATGTTCATTCCCGCGACTCAGGCGGCAGCGACGCAACTCGCGGCGCTTCAGGCTCAAGCAAACGCCACCGGCAAATCATTCACCGTCGACCTAAACGGCGCGATTACCACCATTACGGCCAGCACGACGGCGAACACGACAGCGACCACGGCGAACACGACAGCGACCACGACGAATACGACAGCCACCGCAGCGTCGACGACGGCCACAATTACGCAGACGCAGGCGCAAACGAATCTTGCCGCGGCG